TACCACCACCTCCGCCTGGGATTGTTTTCCAAGTATTGTCAGCCGCCAAATAATCGGTAGAGGCTGATGGATCATTGGTTGTGTATTGCAGCTTCTTCATTATTCTCCGATATAAGGAATTTCACAAGCGTTCCACTCATAATCAACTGTGATGTCAATTGACAATTGCACACCAGTTAATACGTGGCTAAATTCTTCAATAAAAGGTTGTGCTGAAATTGGTTTGCCTAAAACAACTGATTCATCGAAGATTGTTCCATTTTCCAACATATTAACGAAGTCCCCTGCTAATTGAATACACTCACTCATTGATTGGCGTTGATATTCTGTCTTTTCTTCCTTGTCCCGTGGTAAGTCGGAAAAGTAAACATCAAATGAGTAGGTTAAGGATCCTGCATCAAATGAGAATGACGTTGGTGTGACGTGCATCCAAGGCCATTCACCTTCCTTTTCCAAATCTGCCTGAGATATTTGCCCGTGTGTGAAACGTCTTATCAATGCGTGGCTATTGGCAAATTGCTCAAATTTACCAATGACTACATTGTATGTATAAAGTGAAGATGCGCTCATATTAGTTAAGTAGCGTTAATGGTTATTTTTAGTCAGCAATTGCTTTTGAAAGTTGAAATAATCTATCCGGTAAGATAGATGTGCGAATATGGTTGAAGCTTGTGTGTTTGTGATGGCATCAAACTTTGTCACATCTCTATCTGCCAACTCCTCTATGACGTGAAACCATCCGTATTTTGAACTAAGTTCGCTTGTTGCAATGCCTCCTCCATCATCTTCATCGCCTCCGTCAAGTTCTTCGTCACTTGTGAATCCAAAAACTGAAGCGAAGTGTTCACCAATTCTTTTTCGATAGTCGAAAAAAAAACCAATGCACCATTGGCAATTGATAACGGCATCTCATTGAACTCATCAGCGTTCTTCAGATGCGATGCGTTGTAAGGTTCAATGCTATACTTATTGCCTAACTGATTTGATATTGGTCTATAAAGGATGGCAAGTATCTTTGTGAGGTTCTTTGGAAAGTCCTTACAATTGGAATCCAGGTCTAACCACTCACCAAATGAGATAGCGTTGATGTCGGGTACAAATCCATAGTCCTTCCATCGATTTTGCTTATTAGCTTTTGGCTCGTCAATAACTGACTTAAATGCATTGATTGCATTTTGCAATTGATCAGGTGCTAACTGCCTTACAAAGTCCTTTGGCTTGTTGAGGATAGCGGACACTTGACCTACTTCATTGCCCTCATTCAAAATGAAGTCAACGTATTGTTTGACAGTTATGGTTGAATAGTCAAGTGATACTTTTATCTTATTCATCTTTGTCCAAATCTTTGGTGATTAACTTTATCCATTCATCAAATAGGTCAACAATATCCATTTTGGAAAGTCTTTTTCTTTGCCCTGATTCTTTGAGCCACATACCGAATAGGATAGCCATCGTGTAGGTGTGCTTGATTTCTTGCTCTGTCATTAATCTAATTTAATTTGATTCTCATTTATTATCTCGTAAAAGCGTGTACGGAATTTATCCACACCTTCAAGTTCATCTGATGAAAGGTTTTGAGAGTTGTATTTCACCCAACTGCGTAACTCATTCTCCAGTTCCCAAAATGCCACCCATAACTTACGTGATTGTTGGAACATTTGAAGCTCCTCGTTATCTTCCTCTGTGAATTCGTATATGACTTTCATAATTTATCAGATATTATTATTTGTAATGGTTCTTGGTTTGCACCAGTTAACTCCGTCATTTGTTTAGGATTACCATAAACCCTGCTTAATAAAGTTTCAATTGAGTACAATGATCCTTTCTCAATGCTTTTTCTCATCGCATTGGCAATGGTCTTTTCTAAAACGGTTGCGTGTTGATTATCCCAAACTGATTTTAACTCATCCATATCCATCGCCATCATTGCCTGGATGGTATCATTTATCTCACTCAACTTGTATCCCTGCTCTTTTAACAATGAAACATATTTGCGAGGTCTGCCATTGGGATTGCCTGACTCACCTTTTTTCCAAGACTTTAAATTATCTTCTTTAGCCATTGTTTTTCCATTGTTTTTATTTATATTTGCATTGCGATGTTAGTGTAATGGTAGCATACTTAACTATCCAGTTAAGAGGTAGCGTTCGAATCGACTGCATCGCTCAAAGAATCCTTGCCATTAGCAGGGATTTTTTTTCCTTTATACATAGATGCGTTCATTTCTTTTATTTTACTATAAGGTAAAATTGGAACTGTTATTTTACAAGTTTGATCAATTAAATAAATATATCTTAATTGAAATCCCTCAACAATTTTTGATCCATCAAATAAATTAATGCCTTTTGATTTGTCATAGTATTTTTTATTCGTATAATTTTTTGCGACCAATTTACCATTTATCTCTCTTAATGATTGATTTTTTAAAATGTTAGTTAAATAAAAACCACTGGCTCTATAAATTGTACCATCTCCACATACACAAGCATTAGAATAAGATAAAATCCATTTGATATGTGGTGCATTTTTTTTGATCATTTTAATAGTAATTGATATGCATCTGCTTTCACTATTTTTTGGTAGATAATCATCAAAAGCCATTCTATTCAATTCAAGCATTTCATTCCATTGGCACGGTTGTACTAAATCAATAACTTTTCTTTTGTCTTGTGGATTTCCATATGAAAGAACTCCGTGTAATTTATTATCTAAAAAACAACCAAAATGTAATTTAGAATTTTGAACAAATGATTTACTATAATGATGATTTGAAACAAAATCATTAGCAATTTTTGCTGGAATAACTTTAATAATTATTTCTTTTGCTCTGCCCATTGCATAATAATTAAATATAAAGCATTACCATTGGAATTTTCATTTCCCATTGTTTCGCAATACTTAAACTCTTCTGTTTCTTTAATTTCTTCTATTGCATTTTTTATTTGAATTGCTTGTTCATCTGCGAGATTAAATGTCATTTGTTGAAATGGTAGCCTATCACCTTCAGGCAAACTAAAATCATCACTTAAATCATCTAAATTTATTTCATCATTAGGTTGCCATATATCCAAACCCCATTCATTTAACTCCTCCTCATCCCATTCATTTGCAATCATATCCCAATCCCATTCACCATAGCCAAGATTATCTTTGATAATAAAAGCACGTTGTTGTTCTTCTGTCCAATCTTCTGCAACTATTATGGGAACTTCTTTTAATCCTGCTTCATTGCAAGCTTTGAGACGCATATTACCACCCAATACAATCATATCTGAATTGACAATGATTGGGCGTTTATCCAACATATCGGGAAACTCTGTAATTGATTTGACCAATTTTTTGAACTTATCATCTTTGACAAGACGAGGATTATTTGGATTGTTTTTTACTTTCCAAATTGGCACATATTCAATCTTTGATATTCTTTGCATATTATTAAGTAGATTATTTTTAATATTTAGTAAAGATAATAATTTATTTTAATTAAGAATATAATTCAAAAGAAAAGAAAGAAAAAGAAAAAAAGGTAAAAAAGAAAAAGAAAGAAAAGAAAAAGCCCCCCAAGAAAAACAAACAATTTCGCGAATAGCGAATTTACCTGATCCAAGCGTTGGTGTGTCGCAAGTTTGCCTTTTGCATCTCCCATTGGCAATGGAGAGTAATTTGTGTTTATTCATAAAAGAGAATCCCCCAATCATTATAACTGTTCAGAGCTAAAATGAAAGGGGGAATACCTAAAGCTTCTGAACACTACAAAGATAGTGATTCAGTTAAATGGTTGCCTTAAAAGTTAATCATTAGTTTTGAACAATTCAATAATTGTCATTGCTAACACAACTGGCCAACAAAAAGCGGTGAACAACATACCCAATATATTCTCAACTGAAAAACGTAGGGTTCGCCTTAGGATCATCACGGCCATCAGTCCAATAAGTAATAAGGCGGTCAGTAAATAACACGTAAAAAAGAAATGAAGCAGGTTCATCATTGGTTAGATTTTCTTGGTTTTCTTCCACGTTTCTTTGGTTGTGGTTGTTCTTCTTCAGTAAGTAGCACTTCTTCACGTTTTAATTGGTTGTGGAGTTCGTCAATGATTTTGTTGACGCAAGGAACACAACTGCTGACCTTCGTGTTAGTGCCTTTCATAATAGTATCTAATTGCGTTAATAGCTTTCGATTGCTATCAGATAACACATTTGTGCGCTTTACTTCCTCAACCAATGCCTTCGCTTGTTCTACGAGTTCAGCATCAACAATCTTTGGCCACTTTCCTGCAGGGCAATCCGCAAAACTCATCTTTGTTTTGAGGTCAAGGAAACAACCGCAAGGTTTGAAGGTGACACCATCCAGGGTGACTGGTTTGGAAAATGGATTTAACTTATTCAATGGCATACCACAAGTGCGAGTGGTTGAATTGTATACCGGGCATTCGATGCAAATATGCATCCTCTCATTGGCCATCTGAATGATTTTGTTTATCATATTACAATAGCTTTTCTTATTTCGTTTTTTGCGTACTTAACAAAGTTATAAAGAGCCTTCTTTGGGATTCCAGTTTCATCCGATAAGGTCTGATAGCTGAAATCATTTAAGGCATATAAATAAAATACCTCACGTTCCAACATTGGCAGTCTTGAAATCAAAATGTCCAACTGTTCATTTGTTATTCTATCCCCAAGCCACACCTCCACACTTTCAAAATCACGCAGTTGTGATTCAGTTGGTTCATCCGACATTTGGTTAAACTTACGGATAGTATTGTGGTAGTGACTGCGATTACTCCAATGCGCTATCTTAAGTGCGTGGTTGATGTAATGCTCGGAGTTCTTGATAGTAGATTTGTTTTCAAAGATGCATAGTAGCGTATCGTGCAGAAGGTCATCTGCCTCATAGACATTCCCACCGCAGAGATTAATAGCTAATCTGCGATGCTGCTCATATTGTGCCTTTGAAATATTCATCTATAATTTTAATGGCCTCATCAAGACCTTTTACATAAGTAGCATAATAACCTCTTTGGTTCAGTTCCTTTATCCATTCCTTCTGTTCCTTACTAACCACACCCTTTTCAGTTTTGACTTCAATAAAAAGGCCAAAGTACTTGCCATTGGGTTCGCATATTTGAAGGTCGGGAAAGCCTTTCACGTATCCAGTTGCTTTCATCTTAATGGCTTGCTTCATACTTGTGAACATACCGCCTGCGGATGCGCAATACAACGCATTTGGATATTGCATTTTGATGTATTGAATGATTGCAACCTGAACTCCTGCCTCCCCTGCGAATGGTTTTTTCGCTCTTGGCTTCAAACTATGTAGAATTTTACCTTTCACGCATCTAATTTAATACGCATTTTTGATATTCATCAAAAAAAAATTGCTATCTGAAACCCGCATAAACATTGGAAAACTAAAAATATTTTAATTTTTTTGTTGACAAATCAAAATTTATTTATAGATTTGCCAAACAAACGAACAATTAAAACAAACAAAATGAAAAACAACATCATTTCAAGACAACACAGATTGTCAGTAGCTAAAAAAGGAATCAACGAAGTTCACGTTGCAGGTAACGAAATCGCATTGTGCCGAATGATTGGAAACATTTGTTGGACAATGACAAAGTACTATCCAATCGAATCAGCACCTTTGTTCATCACTAAACACATTTGAGATGCAGTACAAAAAGATTGAGATTTATGGTAGAGATCTTGAAGATTTTGAATTAAAAAGAAATCTTATTGGAAGCGGAATCTATCTATTAGATGCAAAAGAAGCAGCAGCAATAAAACATTTTTTACAGTTGCATATTGAAAGGGGAATGTATAGTTGGATTTTGGACTTTAACGAATCAGTTAATTTGTTGAACAAAATAAATAATCAAATAAGTTATGAAGAAATTTGATAGCACCTACCCACGTAAATTTATATGCGTGCAGTCATCCAGTTATCCAAGTGAGCAACTTGACTTTAATGCAATCGCTCAACACATAGCTGAAAGTGTACCTCGAAAACCATTTGAAAGAATGGAGGCATTGTTAACCGAAAAGACATACAAGAGATGAGTCAGTTTTACGATGAGTTTGCGAATGATGCAGAACGTGAACAAAAACAATGTTTGTATCAATATTGGAAGGAGTTTGAAACTGGTAAGCCTCTATCCTATCGTGAACGCAAAAGAGAGGAATATGAATTGAGTCAAGGTAGGCTCATTACAGTTGCATACAAAGGAGTAATGATGCATATCGACTTCGAAACGGATTTAGAAAAAGAATATCAATCAATAATTAATAAACAAAACAAGATGAAAACATCAAAAATCAAGTCCATCCAAAATGATGGCACGTGGAAAGACCTCTACAAATTTGAGGTACAAATGGAAAATGGTGATGTCGGTGGCGCATTTGCCAAGACACAAGTACCCAGTTGGAAGGTCGGAGATGAAATGAACTACGAGTACGAACAAAAAGGTAAGTTTTGGAACATCAAATTCCTTCAAGCTTCTAAACCTGCGTGGAATGGTGGAGGTGCTGCAAAGTCATTTGGCAAATCTCCCGAAGATAAAGCAGATATCGCACGTGCAGTAGCTTTGAAGGCAGCCGTTGATCTCCACAAAGGTGAAGGTCAAGATATCAATCAACAGATTGGAATCATTTGCGCTACGGCTCAAGCATTTGAGGTGTATCTTACAACTGGAGATAATCCGTACAAGGACGCAATTCACGATGGTAAATTATCTAACGCTGATGACCTCCCTTTTTAAGGGGGGTTATCAACTTTGATGACCCGAAAGAATTTATTGAATATCTAAAAAAATTAGTATGAAAACAATTACAATTGATGGGCAAAAGTATGAGTTAACTCCAATCACACAAGAGAAAAAACTTGTAGTAAAAAAAGATTTTAACTTTGAAATTTATCCTGATGAATTGGGTAAAATGAATTGGGATGAGGCAGTTGAAAAAATAAAAGAGTTGGGTGATGGATGGAGATTACCCACTATAACTGAATTACAATTAATTTTGGATTCAGAACACAAAGACCTTTTCAAAAAAGAATCGTATTGGTCTTTGTCGGAGTACAGTTCCGGCAGCGCATGGGTGTTCTACTTTGGTGATGGCAACACCTACGGCATTGATAAAAACGATGATTACTATGTTAGGGCTGTTCGGACTTTAACTATTGAACCATTAAACTTTTAATTATATGAAATTTAGAACACTAATTAAAACCCATTTCGCCAATACGCAGGAATTTGCGAGAGCGATGGAAGTCACTTGGCCAACTGGCCGCAAGTATGAAAGTTATCCGCTAACGATGTCAATACATCACATTGATAAGTTATCGAAGTTAATCAACGTTGATAAATGCGAATTGATTGAATTGGCAGTAGCTGAAAACGAAAACGAACACGAACCTCAAATTTACTGCAATGAATAAAGATTTAATGAAAGTCATTGACAATTTGAAGGTGACCAGTGCAATGCATTTGAGTAATCTAAAAGATTTATTTGACCATCCCGAACATCTTGAACTCATCGAAAATCTAGATGAGTTGATAAAAAACGCAGGTGAATTCAGAACGGTTGCCGAAGTGCTAGATGAAATTTGCGTTGAAGTCTTGGGTATTCCATTCGAAAAGTTAAAGCAAAAGATACGCACAAGACCAATTGCTGACGCTCGGAGTTACTACATAGCATTGTATTATTTTGCAACTAACCACACTTGGCAGTATATCGGCTCATTGTTTAATCTTGACCACGCTTCAGCCATATCCAACGCTCGGAAATTTGTTGAGTTGTATGCTATTGATCCCGCTTATAGGTCAGTTGCTGAGGAATGTTTTGACAAATTCGAGAAATATGGCTATAATTGCAGCGAACTAAAACAACAACTAAATGGAAAACAACAACCAATCTTTGTTCTTAAAAATAGCATCACTCGAAGAGAGAGTGAACCAACTGGAGATGCAGTTGTCACAAAGGACAAAATCGAAAGAATGTCGTTTCATTGTGCCGTCTCTTGAAGAAGTCGCTGACCATTTCCTTGAGAAGATGCCACACGCAACCTCTGAAGATGCGCTCAACTTCGCTGATGTTTTTATCTCCCATTACACCAACACGGGTTGGAAATATGGCAAGAATAAGATGAAAGATTGGAAGGCAGCGATGCGCTCGGCTTGGGACTTAACTAAATTTGTAACTAAAAATCAACACAATGACACAATTGGTAGAATACAACGGACAAGCCTACAGCAATGGCTTGACGCCTAATGAAAAGGCATTCCTTCAGGCGCAGGAACAAATCAATCTTGGCGACTGCACACTCTCAATTTTTAAGCAGACTTTGTCTTATGGAATTGTATTATACGGGATCAAGACTTTACCTTCAGACGAAGAAACGAATCTATTGTATGGAGTGATTCAAGGGCATTATAGATACGTTACGATTGGTGAGTTAGCACTTGCCTTCCAACTGAATGCAGTTGGACAAGAATGGCCACGCGTGGAATGCTTTGGGTTGATGTCGGTTGCGTTTTTATCCGATGTCTTGAAGCAATACAGTGAGTATAAAATGAAGATGAATTTAGCTATTGACAAAAAGAAACAAAAGCTATCCATTCCTGCACCATCATTAGACGAATCCACTCCAGTTAATTGGCTCAAGATGTTCACTGATGATATTCAATTGTGGAAAGAGAACAAACGTGATTACGTTCTAATGTTAGCACCGATGAAGCTTCGCAAGTTGTACGAATTAGGCGCTTACACGGATGCCACTTGGTCTGATGATGAGTGGAAACGTTGGCAATTTATGGCATACAAAAAGACACTTGACGCAAATCAAATGAGTGACTATAAATTCAAGCGACTTGATAAAATGGCAAAGGATAGAATCAAAGAAGATTATCAGGCGGAACTTTCGAGGCTCGTATACGCAGACATTATGGACAGTCATATCTTACAACAAAAGGCAAAGGACAAGTTATGACACAAGAAGATTTTGATCAAGAAGAATTCATCGAAAAAGGTGAACGTGTATTTGAATGGAATCAACACGGTGTCTGCGAAAATGAAAAGCTAATGACCTTCAAATGCAGTCGTAAATACACCGCTCAAGTTAAATGGGCAAAAAATAGGAATAACCGTTGGGTGTATGGGTTAAGTTTTATCGGGCAAAATCAAGGATGGAGTGAGCCAGTGCTTGACCATTCGAGTGGTTACGCCACCGAAGATGAGGCATACAACGCAAGTGTTAACCGATTGCTTTATTTGATTGGCAATAACAATGACCATTGCAAATACGATTCCATCCTGCGAATGCTATCCGATGAATTGCCAAATGATGACAACCAACTAACACTTTTCTAAATGAAAATTGAATTTCACGAAAAGCAAATAGCAGCACTCAACGCTCTCGCCATTGACTCTGATATTAAGCAGGTGTTATATGGTGGAGGTGTTGGAGGAGGAAAGTCATTCCTCGGATGCGATTGGCAAATAAAAAGGAGGTTGAAGTATCCAGGTACAAGAGGCCTCATTGGCCGTGCTGAATTAAAAAAGCTTCGCCTGTCCACTATGCAGACCGTCGTTGAACGTTGCGCTCATCACAATCGTATCGCAGGAAAACACTATACGTACAATGGACAAGACCACGTTATCACTTGGTTTAATGGAAGTCAAACGATATTAATGGACTTGGCTGATACCCCATCTGATCCCGAGTTTCAGAGGTTTGGTTCAATTGAGTTAACTGATTATTTTGTTGATGAAGCAGGGGAGGTGAGTGAGAAATGCGTTAATATCTTGGCGTCAAGGGTGCGCTATAAATTGATTAACGACAAACCAAAGGGGTTACTCACTTGCAATCCTCACAAAGGATGGCTCTATCGTGAGTTCTTTGATGCTAAACGTAGTGGATTGATAAGGTCAGATAGGGAATTCATCCAAGCTTTACCAACGGACAATCCCCACGTATCTCCAGTCTATTTAGAATCGCTTTTATTGCTTCCAGAAGTGGATAGAAAAAGACTTTTAGAAGGCGATTGGGACTATGATGAGACAAAGGATAGGCTTTATGAATACGATGACTTACTGCGATGTTTCCGCACTCCTGCAAATTCATCAGCAGATAAATTCATAACTGCTGACATTGCACGGATGGGAGATGATAGGACAGTTATAGTTGTGTGGAATGGGTTACACGCTGAAAAGTTTGTTGTCCTTAAACATAAACCAATTAATGAGGTGGTTGACACAATTAATCAATTGGTGAAATCACACGGTGTGAAGCTTTCAAATGTCCTTTGTGATGAAGATGGCATCGGCGGAGGTGCAGTTGATTACCTTAAATGCAAAGGATTCTTGAACGGATCAAAAGCAGTCCGTGAAAACTACCTCAACCTCAAAAGTGATTGCTATTTTAAGCTTGGCGAATTGATAACCAACAACCTTATCACATTTGAATCAACGCATAAGGACACCATTGTCAAAGAACTGGAGATGATAAGACGTGAAAAGTTGGATGGTGATGGCAAGTTGCGAGTGACCAACAAAGAAGATTTGAAAAAGAGGCACGGACTTTCACCCGACTTTGCAGATGCAATTATGATGAGGGCGTTCTACGAATTAAAAAAGAATTTCGGAAAGTATGCGTTTGCGTAGAAATTTATTTATATTTGTAACCAACTAAAAAACACAATATGGAACTAAACAAACTAATTGAAATGAAGGCTGAAAGTTATGCCTCATTTGGAAACGATGAGCAGATGAGCGGAGAAGCTTATTTCGCATTTATGGAAGGTGCTAAATACGCACTACAACTAATCAGCAAACAAATCCAAGACGAGTTATGAAAAACAAAATTACACACGATGACCACGAAAAGTTGAAGGTGCTGAACCTATTAATGTGGTTACAAGCTTCACTCTACGCAGCAGATGAATGTGAGACAGTCAAATGGTTTTACAATCATCAAACAAAGATGTTGATGAAAAGGCTCAATGAATCAATCCAACGTGAACACGGCAAGACAATAACTGAGTTATGGAATGTAGATGGTGCAATCCTTCCCGATATTACTCGCCAGTTGGATGACTTTACCTATGAGATGGCAACCTATGGTTACTGGATGCTCCCCGAATTGACTAAATTGATTCAGAACGCAAAGGAAGAATCTGAAAAAGTGGAGGTGACAAATGAGTAAACAAAGTAGTATTGATTTTTTGATTGAGCAAATTGAAATTATATTAAAATTAAACAATGTCCAACTGAATGCTGGGTATACAATTCATACAATTTTACCAATTATTGAAAAATTAAAAGCAATGCATAAGGAGGAAATTGAAGATGCTCATTATGATGGGTCAATAATTACACTATTAAACCCAGATGGTGATATGCTTAAACTATCTGAACAATACTACAACGAAACATTTGAAGATGACAAAGAAGTGCTTTAGTTGTAACCGAAAGTTTCCTTTGTTCTTTTTCTCAAAGGACAAGATGAAATATCAAAGGCCAAGTGACCACAGAAGGGTTAAATGTTGCAGAATTTGCAACTACTTAAAATGGAGTAAAGATGGCGAATGTTGGTCATTTGATTATTCGCAGGGGAAATTCACAAAAGAAATATTTAGTTCAAAATTTGAGGTATTAAAAAGAGTATTAGAATGAAAAAACAAATTGACCAAGTGCGAGAATTTCGCCAAAGATTTAACCTACCAATTGCAGGTTGCAAGTCAAGCCAAGATTGCTTATTGCACGAAAGATTAATACAAGAGGAATTAGACGAGATGAAAAATGCAATAGACATCTTTGAGATTTCTGATGCTATTATAGATCAAATGTATTTACTTTTCGGATACGCAATTGACTTGGGAATTGATGACAAACTTGAAGCAATGTTCGACGAAGTTCACGCAAGTAATATGAGCAAACTGGATAGCAACGGCCAACCCATTTACCGAGAGGATGGAAAGGTATTAAAGGGAGAAAACTATTTTACACCTAACTTAAAAAAAATAATTGAGCAATGAATTCAATAGAAAAACTAATTGACCAATTTAGAAAGTCAATGAAAGATCATTACTATGATTTTGGCAAGGCATATTTAGTGCATTTTGATAGAGATTTAGAAGACGCCAGAAGGCAGTATAAAAATGAAATTACTGAAGCTTATTGCCAAGGAATGATTGCAGGAAATAATAAAGAGGTGCAAGATTGCAATTTTCGTGAATTAGAAATAATTGTAAATGCAACAAATAATTACTACCGAAATAATATAGAGCAATGAATATAACACACGATTTCGACAACTGCCAAAGTGATGTGTACAAAGAGGTAATAACTGACCTTATATCAAGAGAGAAGATGGGCAGGGCAAAGTATGGCACAACTGTGGATAAAGCGAATCTATCAGAGCGTGAATGGATGCAACACGCATACGAAGAAGCTTTAGATTTTGCTATTTATCTAAAAAGAATGATGAACAATAAAAAGTAATGAAATGAAAAAAACTATAATTATATTTTTGATTTTATCCGCTGCTTTTGTAAGTTGTACGGATGCACAATTTAGCAAAGCTACTGGATTAAATAATAAATTTACAGTTAAGGTTTTGAGTTGTGATACAATTATAACTTATCATTCAACAGGTAAAGTATCAAATGAAAATGGAACTGATGGATACTATTTTACTGACGCTAAAACCAATGAATTAGTTGAGGTAAGTGGAACGGTTATAATTGAACAACAACCAAAGTAGATATTAAAATACCTCCAATCAAAAGAGTGGCATTGCGCCATTTTTTTTTTGACCTTAATTCCTCATTTAATGCCTCAGTTAATCCCGCATTTAACCCCTCTAATTGCTCTATATATCGGACATTAAACGCATTTAGTTGAGCGTATGTATGAATTATGCTACGATTATTCTTATCCAATTCAACATAGTAATCCAATGACCTCACCCCAAGTACAACTAACCTGCGCTCAATGGTTAAAGAATCCAGTCTTTTCGAGTTCAATGAGTCTTTGAATTGCAGCTGTGTATGCGCTATCAATGGCAACGCTATCAAGTAGATAAATAGTATCAATGTCCTTTTCATATATCGTTTTGAGTTTAGTGCGTTCAATGGTTAGCGTATCAATGCGCATTTGATATTTCGTAATCGTATCTGAGTTGGGTACAATTTGTACCCTACTTGAATCAGGTCTGCAAATCAACACACCAATGGCAATTCCAATACTAATAGATATTGCCTTGATTAATACGATAATTTTTAACGTGAAATTCTTTTCCATTGCCCCTTGTTATAATTGCAAATCCGTGATTGTATTTACTATATGGATTGTAGTCAGGTGACAACTCAGATAGACACCCCACACCCCAACACGTTATTACCTTGCCGTTAACATCCCTTTCAGTATGCTCTGCCGTTTGGTGATGATGACCGCACATTGCATTTGCTTTTGTCTTTAAGAAAAGTCCACGTGCTACGTTTACTGATGGTATAAATTGCTTTCCAAATTCGTGACCGTGAAATATTGATAGACCCCCTACATTTAATTTGTTTTTACCTTCAATCCATTGGACATTATTCTTATCAAGATGGCAAAGCGAAGCAAAATCAAAGGCATCAATGTCGAATAGTTCAGGTGCTTTCACTCGCATATATCTCCAATACCTTTCTTCGTGGTTGCCTTCTTTGTAAATGATTTCTGCTTTTGGAAATGTTTGTCGTAATTCAGAAATGAAAGTACGCATTGCATACAATTCGTCTTTGAATTTTCGCTTCTTTGGGTCTTTAACAAAGTCACTGATCATATGACAATCGAGTGCGTCACCATTCAGCACAACGGTATCAACTCCTTCATCTAATCCAGTTTGAATAGCTACTGAAATGGCATCAATGTCGTGGTATGGAATGTGGATATCTGATAGGATTAAAATCTTTTTTCCCTTGATATCAATGTGCTTGCGACCTTTAGCATATGACTTCGGTAACTTGAAAGGATTTTTAGGCCTGTCATCTGATTTGTACAAAGATTTATCAGTTATTGCCTTGCGAGTAGTTGTGCCATTTTTCCCTTCAATCCTGCGAAGTACACTCCTTGCATCTTCTACTCCCAAGAATGTTTCAAAATGTTCTTTAGATAGTTTCTTCGCCAATGTTAAAGTTGGTGTATCAGGAAAACGCTCACGCAATTCTCTTGCGATTTTTGTCTTTTGACTTTCTGCCATATATTTTAGAATGGTTGGTATACTGTTCTACCACCACTCTTGACCGCACGCAATATCTGACCTCTATTTCCATCCTTATTGAAACTTACGTGAACCCAAGAAGGTGCATTCTCACTTCCAAATTCCCAAATGAGTTGGTCAAATGTACAATTATTTCTGATGTAATCAAATATCTCTTTGTTATTTATGCCACCAAAGATATCTGCATCAATATCCAAAGCTTTGCCCTCCATATGTTGTGAACTTTTTGAACCGCCAATACGTGTATTAAGTTCACGACTTCTAAAGCCTGATGAGATACCAATTGGCTTTCCGAAATGCTCACGCACCTTATCAAAAATGTTGATGCATACAAGCTTTAAGTTATGCAATTGTTCAGCATTTGGAACATTGCCAATGCGTAGCGCAGTCGCTTGATTGCTATGCGTTACTTCTTTGTAGCTTACATATTTACTTACCTTTTCCATCGGTCATTGCATCAGTTATATCTTCACTCTTTCTGCCTATAATGGTCTTGATTTTACTCCACAAATCTTTTCCAGTTACAGATTCAATACTTTCAATGATTGACTTAAATTCAATGATGGCTACCACGGTTGCTATCAACTTTGTTATGGGTATCAGTTGCTCAATTATGTAGGTTTCAATTAGAAATCCGCTCACGATTGCAATTTGATACAATAGCATTTTAGTTATTGTATCACTCATTCTTCTTGACCTAATTCGCTGACCTAATTTGATAGCTTTCCACAACCCAACAACCATATCCATAGCCACCAAAAAACCAATGGTAATCATCAGTTCTTTGATTGGTAAAAACACAGTTGCAATTCCCAATAGCCACAATTTAATCTTCATCTTTTCTCCTGCTTTTTGAGATATTGTTTCAATAGCTTTTCATATTCCTTCCTCTTTAGTACGATGGAGGGAGAAAGTCTTTTATTGACCACTTGTTGCGCCATTCTTTATATGAATTTGTGATTAGAAAATTACTCTTTCCGTAAGGATTTCTGTCAGGGAAAATGTTGTTGTCTGTATTGTTGGTATACTCGGGGAACAACGTTGAATTAAAACACAAATAGTCTACCATTCTTTTCGTATACCAACGTGCGTTCTGCCTTGCAGCTTCCTTCAATGACTCCATTTCGGGCTTTGTAACTGGAGTTGTGTCCTCACTTTGTCTGCTCACCAAGTTTCCGTTGTCGTGCTTGTACAATAATGATGGATATAACTCCACCATTGTCCACCACAACACAACCTTTAACACGTATTCATTGAGCAATGTTTCGTAATCTCCAGTCAACGTGCCACCACTAACATCAGCTTTCAATTTAACGGTCAAATTTGTACCCAAAAAGTTGGTCAAATATTTATCCTGCGCCAAATAAATAGCAGGTCTGATAAGATTCGGATCAACTGCATCCGTTAAAGGAGTGAACTTCTTTATGTAGTCCTCATTTATGAGTAATATCTCTTGTGGTATTGGCATTTTCTTAAATTTTATTTGTTTCCGAAACGTGGATTTGTGGGTAGAAATCCGTTGTATGGCATATCAATTGGCTTCTTTTCAACTAACGCATTATTGCGCACCGTATACCCTGCCTTTTCAGCTTTTGCCCAAGCTTGTGTGCGGACATTTGGGTTGTTCAAATCCAATCCAAATCCTTTTGCACTAATGTACAACTGCTTGGACCACCAATGGCCACAGTTGCCCCCGCCTTTGTACAACCAGCAACTATACGTATCAGCCCCATTGGGTCCCCATCCTGGATTAACTGCCTTATTCCCCATTGCCAAGATATCTTCTTTCCGGTATAGCTTGTCAGCTTGTAGCATTTTAGTACAAAAAGGTCTTGTCACATCGGTTATCTTTCCGCTGTATTTATAACGTGTGTAATACTTGCGCTCGTCTATTGTTTGGTCTTGCTCACTGGTTGCATTTGGCTTGGCTGTGCCTGTACTTACTTGATGAATTTCAACGGCATCAAATATGTGTGAGATAGCTTCGTTCTCACTATCATCCTCATCGTAATCAACTTCATATTCATCAATTAAAATCCAATCTTCATTTGGCTCTTCACCCAATTGAATTAACTCTTCAGCTATTGCATTGAGCGCATCTGCTTCAGGAACGCTTTGGTGTTCGCACTTAACTTTTTTTTTTTGAACTACTTGCGTGGGATCAATAACTACGTTGGATAGGTTGTCAAAAATGTTATTGATTTCTACATCTCCAAGCATCGGAAATGCTGCCTTTGTAATTGCCTTTGCTGATGGTATGGTTAACACATTCGCAGTTGTTTGGACAATGATTTCAAGTAGTGATGCAATTTGCGCACCATTCAATGCTTGACTTGCAACATCCACACTTGCAGTAGTTGTACCGCTATCACTCACAACCTCATCATTCAATAAGTCATTTTGAACTATTGTACAATTCGCAACAACTCCAAATGATGCTAATAGTGTTTCGGTTGCATCTGTGATAAGTCTTTGAAATGGCTCAATTACTTGGCGTGAAAAGATGCGTAATGCAGTTTTCATTTCATCGGTATTCGAACCCAATCCACCCCCATCACGTACACCAAACAACAAAGGTGACGTTACACGATGGCTAACTAAAATGCTTTCAACTGCTTGGTCTACCAACGTGGTGAATTGCTTATCCATATCCGATACTGGAAACGGAGTAAACTCAACACCTCTATCTCTTTCCTCATTGAAAAACGTCAAGACTTTACCAGCATTTTCCGCACCTTGAATGGATGCAGTCAACTGATTTTTAATCATGTGTTGTTCTTCAAGTGAAGGGATGCCGTTGTTAAATGATGCAATTAATGAGGGAAAGAATCCGTTAAGAATCAAGTTCACTTGATACTCACTTAACTGCCTCATCTTTTCTATCTCATTGATAGCACCAACGTAATCAGGCTTCGGATAATATTCGCTTCCGACCATCATATGGTGAACAAATAAAACTTGCTTTGGTAGTGCCTCTTTGTGTTCTTCATTGAACATAGCAATATACCTTGGCTCATTCTTTTTCTTTCTGATATTTGACCAATCTCTTGAGTACCAAATGCCAGTTATGGAATCATCTTCATCACTACACGCCAAACGACAATTTTCAAATGGCAAGTGATTAACTTGAGCAATGGTTGATCTATCCATTGACCAAATAACCTCCCAATAAAATCCTCCGTGAAGCTTCAAATCCAAAGCAGTAGGATTGACAATCTTGTCAAGTGACAATCTTTTGATTTCACTTACTGCTTGTGGTGTTGATGCAGTCATCTCACGACCTGCAATCATATAAGATATCGAGTTAACTAATGCACCGTGAATTGGTGATTCGTTATAAAGTTCAATCAAGTATTGTGGGAAGGAGTTACCTTCACCATAACTAACCCATCCCTTTCTATCTTCAGTTTCAGTAGGCGCAATCTTGACGTATTTCGCCATCTCTATCTGCGTAGCACCTACGCGTTGTTTTATTTCGTCTATTAGATTAGCCATTGTATTCTATATCGTTTGGGATGGTTAAAGAAGGTTGGTCAAAGTATTGCGTCAACGTATTGAATTCAATATAGCCACGCTTAATCTCTCCAACCACATCAGGAGAAGTAGGATCAAAGTTGCAACACGTAGTTTGACCATAGATAACAAAGTTGTAACGGCCTCCATCAGTTATTAAAATTTCACCTTCAGTTGGTTCATCAAAATTTGTACTAATTGACAACGTTGTTATTCTTTCATTTGTGCTTATTACAATTGGAATAACTGCAAATTTTTCTAACGTTGTTTCGTTTTGAAGTATCAATAAATAATACTCAAACGTTGGTAAAAGCAAAGCCCCCTCCTCTAAAGAGAGAAGGAGGTTTTGAGATGCAGTATTTGTCTGTAAGTAATTCATCTACTTACAAAGATAATTAAATAGTTGGTGCGATTACGTCAATGCTTCCAAAGTTGTCGAATGGTACAGATGTGAATGATTCCAATCTATAAGCCTTATTCTTTTCTTCAGCAGTAAAGGTAATTGTGTAGCCATTAAGGTCACCTTTTGCAACTCCAGTAGCGGTTGATGCAGCAGTTACTTCAGCACCATCAAAACGACCAATCATCCAAATGTTGTCGTTGTTATCTTGAACAAAAACAACAAGACGATTTTTGCCAAGCAACTCTAATTGCTTTCTACGTGCAGCAGACAATTTGAAGAATGTAGCGGTTACCGTTTGTGTATAAAAGATTGTACCATTTTCAACAGATGAAGCGACTTCTTCAGTAAAACTTCCCGTGTGCTTTGGACAAATGTATTTATATAAATCAGCAGCGGGTAAAGTTTCAATTTCTTCATTTCCATCAATAGATACGCCAGTCAAAAAGTCAGCATGTTGCTGCAAGTATATTGCTTTGATTCCACCGATTGTATCTTTACAATCTAACAGAAATCCTGCGGTTAATTCACAAGCCATATTATTATATTTTTATTATTAGTTAAAATAAAGGGAAGGCAGAACTAACCACCTTCCCCTTTACTTGTGGTTATTAATTAGGTGTTAGAACCAAAAACTACGTCTTGGTAAACTCCAACTTGTACTCCAGTACGGAATCTCATAGCCATACGAACATTGTCAGAGGCATCAGTCATTGACATATCAACAACTTTAACTTCAGCGTAGTCAGAGTTAGCATCAACACCTACAAATAAGTTAGAAGGTTGAGCAGCAATTACAGTACCTGCGCTAATACCTGGGCAAACATAGATATCGTATCCATTGAATTGCAAGTTGAAATCAGATGCAGCAGAAAACATTTGCAAGTAACCTTGTGCAGCAACCGCCTGACGATAGAATTGTGCAGTAGCACGGTTCATATACAACTTTGTTTCAGGAGAACCAATCAAAGCTGGAGGAAGTGCGGCAATAACTGCATTCAAGTTAGCAATTACAGTGCTTACTGACATTGTACCACCTGGAGAAGTCCAAGTAAAGTTAGCATAAGTTCCTGCGTTGGCATTGATCAATTTCTCAAATCCATCAAAAGAACGGTAAGTGTTACCTACTGCAGTGTTACCTTGCCAAATTGTGTACTCGATAGTTTCAGCAACTTTTCCAGCAGCATATCCAATTAAGAAGTCAGCGAAGTTTGTAGGTACTACATCATTGATGAATCCACGACCAGTTTGAGCAGCTTCCCAGTCACGAGCAAATTCAGACTTGCACAACTCCAAGTTAACTTTCAAATCTGAAACCGTCAAAACTGACTCATCCAAATTCAAAGAACCTGCTTGTGTGAAATCACAATCAGTACCACTTTGAACCAATGAAGCAGCATTAGACAATCTTTTCAAAACTGCCTTGAACTTCACACCTTCCTTAAGAGTTACATAGTTTTTAGCAAGAGTGTCTCCAGACAACATTGCTGCGTTGATGTAAGGCAACGCTAATTCACCTGCGTAGGTTGAACTGTTAATAGTTAAGCTATCAGCCATTTTTTCTTTTTTTTATTTTTTATTTGTACTTGTTTATAATTGAGTAGATTCTGTTTTTAGAATCCATTTTCGCCAAATTGATAGGCTCTGATTTTGCAACTGTTGTTGACTTCTTTACGCTATCAACTGCAGGTTGCTTGCTCATCTTTTCGATGGTAGAAGAAAGAGTTTCTTTCTCTGCATTCAATGCAGCAATCTTCGCTTCAAAAGCCTCAACCAATGAATTGATTGTTGACTCGAATTCTTCTTTTGATACACCTTCGAAAGCAGCTTGTTTTTCTTCTTCGATTTCGATTTCAACTTCAGGAGCTTCAACTTCTGGTTCTTTGATCTCAGTAATCACACCACCTGCAACCACAATCATTTTACCTTCAGCAGTTGTGTGTTCTCCATCTGGTGCAGGAACGGGATTGCCGTCACCATCCTTAATGAATAACTCACTACCAACTGAGAATTCAGCATCGGGAGAAAATACCTCCGGGCCAACAGCCAAAACGGCCATCGCCATTTGGTCTTCTTTTTTGATTTCCCCTTCAGCAGAAAGTTGAATGCCAAAGGCCTTCAAGCGGTCTGCGTATTTGGAAACGATTTCACTTACTTTGTTCATATCTATGTTTTACTTTTTCTTTACTTAAGTAGCAAAACACCTATTTTTGTTCCGTTGTAATGTGTTTTTTTAGTTTGTTTAATTGTTTCGGTTTCACAAGAAAGCCCCCCAAACGTGGAGGGCTTTTTTGTCGGGTAAACAATACACCTGCACGCGGTGTAATTAATCACAACCCACTCAATTCATTCTCTAACTCCTTCATTATCTTTTCGATTTCCTGCTGTGTCATATACTCGTCACTAATTTCCGTGAAGAATCCCTCAAGTGAAAAGCCTTTTACGTCACCTTGCTTAATCGATTGCCACACCTCATCATTGTCTATCTTCATTCCAATGCACCACGTTCCTTCAGGGAAAGAGAATCCAAAATTTTGGCTCTTATCGTGCTGACCTTCCACTATCCAATACTCAACTACCGTGCATCCAACAACTGGAATTTCGTGTTCAAGATTTGAGTTGTGATGCATATTCCTTTTGAGATATTCTTGTGCTATCTTGTTAATAGTTTCCTTTGAATATTTGCAATAGTATTCACGCTTCATCGAATCAACTCGGTAAATCAATTGCTCCGGTATCATCACCGCACCATAGACCATTTTTCTTTCACCTTCCTCAATGGCTGCTTGTTGCACCTTGCGAGTTTTGGACAATGCCACAAAGTCTACCTCAATTGCAGGATTCTCGACAAGGCTCATTGCGTGAACTCCTAAATATCCGCTGTCATCAATGGTGTACTCAATGACTTTTACTTCTTCTTCTTTCATATTACTTAATTAATTTTGATTGGTCTAAGATTTTTTGTTGTGCATCTTGTGCGCTCGTTACATTAGTAGCTAAAACGTAAGATTGTATCGGTTGCGCTTTGGTTTGTTGGTTGTTTAGGAATGACAAATCAATGGCAGGAGCGGAAGTAGAACCACCGCCAAACATACTACCACCACCACCGCCACCCATTGTAGATGGGGGAGGATTTGTTGTACCTGGATTGAATTTCATTGCTGCAATCTTTGCCACATTCGCAGCACCCATAACACCTGCGGAGGCAGCAGCGATGAAACGTGCAGGGCCAATTAACGTAGGGTCAGCCAATACATTTTGCACCGCTTGCACCGCACCAATTCCCGCTTGCGTTAATTGTAAAGCTTTATTGACTTTGAAAGATTGCTTCGCATTCAATACACCATTTGCAGTTAACGCATCAGCTAAGGCACTCATACTACCTAAAGCCATTTGCGCCATTTGCAAACGTGCTTGTAATTCCTCTGCACTTATTTTCGTGTTAGTTTCAGAACTTTGTTGAGTTGATGCAGTAATGCCTGCCAACATTGTTTGAGTACTTGCTAATATTTGATCATTGGTTGCTTGCTTTCTTTCAAGTCCTTTCGATTCTATTACTACATCATCTTCCGCTTGTTTCTCTTGCAACGCTTTTACATCTGCTTGATAAGATGCATCCAATTGCTTCAACAGTTCTTTGTTGCCGTGCGCTAACTTTTCTTTTTCTAAATACAAAAGACGAAGTTGTCTTATATCTCTTTCGTCATTTGATAAAGTTTCTTGATACCTTTTCTCTTGTTCAGCTTTTAAGAATTCAGTTAGTGACTTTTGGTCATCTTTAATCTTTTGAATACGTGCTGCCTCTTTCGCAGCTGCTTCTTTAGCTAAACGTTCCTTTTCTTTATGTAAATTTTCAGCATCTTTTAACGCTTGTTCTTCCTGCTTCTTTCTTCTATCCTCATTTTCCTTATCTAATTTCTTTTGATTTTCAGCACGTTCCGAAGCTTTACTATCAGTTAGTCCAATCCAATCCATAAAGTCCACTAATCCACCAATAACGCTATCAATTGTGCGTTTGATGAATCCGAACATTTCACCCACAAATCCACCTGCCTCTACCAACTTATCAAAGTTCATCACAACCGCAGCAATGATTCCACCAATTAAAAAGATTGGGTTAGTGAGTAAAGATTTTCCCAAGTCCAACATCGTTGAACCAAAGCCTTTTGCAGCTTGTGTTAAGTCACCAAATTTAAAATCTTTGATTGCACTTGATACCCCTTGCAACCCTTGTTGTGCTGCGCCAAAGTCAAGTGATAAGATAGATGAGCCAATCATTGAGAAGGAGTTGTTCAATCTCTCTAATGGGTCACCTGCTAATGTGTTAACGCCTCTACTTAAATCACCAACCTTATCCGTTAAATCCCCAAGCTTTCTTTGAACCTTATCAAATTCCGCCGTGCCTTCATCTAATCTCAACAACTCGTCACGGAGTGCCTTCATTTGCGCCCTTACCGATTGCGCCTTTTCCTCTCCGTTACCTTTAATCTCGAATTCTAAAACTACCTTATTATCAGCCATTGAAAATCATTTTAATTAATTCATAAGTACCCCAAAGTAAAGTAGCAAGAATGGTCATATTGATACAACCAGTTAGCCATTTTGGTAATTTATTTTGGTAGCTTTTCGCATCTGACTTGATGCCCATCTTTTGCATCTCGCAAATGTTCTTAAATGTCTGCTGTGGATTATTCATAATGGTATTGATTATAGATTATTTGACCTCCGATGAAGATATTGTTTTCGGGATAAGTTGAATTTTTGAGCAGTAATTGAGGTGCAAATGTCAAGCCTACGATATCCACTCCAAGTTCAAAGTTTCCGCTGATGGTTTCAAGATTTTCACTCACAATGATTGCATCTTTCACGGATAACACCCCTGCTGATGCACCCAATTGAATGTTGAATTCAACAACTCCATTGCCGTCTATCCCTGCGCTAATTTGCCCAATGGTTAGCATAAGCTTTGCATACCACACGGAATCATCAGGAACGGTTATATAACCGCCTCTTTCATTTGTTAGTGTGATAGGTGTGGTGTTATTTGTCCAATCTCCTGCGCCACGCACTTGGATTATACCGCTTTGGTATTCACCTGCATAACTTCCACCGCTACCAATTGTTACACCTTGATTGATTGCCCTTGATGTTGAGCCTAAAACAGTCACACTTCCAAGGCCTGCATTAACTATGTTTCCAACACCACTAACTATACTTCCATCATTGCCACTATTCACGGCATTATTAAGACCATTGACAAAGATTCTTTCATTTGGTTCAAAAACTATATTCGTGTCAGCTATGTATGCAGCTTTATTGACTGGATTTGTTTCGACATTTGAAAGATCAGTAGTTAAATCTGAAGTCATTTTTGTTTTACCTCCCCTTCCTTTACTATCTCGAAGAATAGCGTAACATTCTAAACCCACCCAATAGTATCCGTATTTATTACAACAAGCTTCAGTAGCTGGAGCAGGGTTATTTTCAAAGTCAAGGAATGGCACACTACCATCTATACTTATTGTTGAACCTGGTCGAAGCAAACAATCAGAAGTTGCACTCACAATCTTAATGAGTTTGACCTTTACGCTATCTTGCATACCAACAACGTAATCACTAATGTCAAGGATGCGATAGTAAGCATCTTTGATGAATATTTTATCATTGAATTTAAACTGATAAATGTCGGCAAATTCCAAAGCAAAGAAAGCTTCTATCACACGTGCATCAGGTGCGTATATATCAGCTATATAATCGTTCCAATATTTTTGATATAATGTTTTGAATGGTGTACTATCTACATAGTGCAAAGGTGTTTCCTGCCCAAAGTTTAAATCATCATCTGCAATGGTTGGAATAACACTTGTGTAATGGCTGAACAAATCAACGGTGTGAGATACCGCAGCTTCAGTTGTATCATTAAATAAATTAAATTCGAGTGTATCTTCAGTACGATATAAAATGCGTGGTCCAGGTGCTGCAAATTGTCCATTTGCTGATTGAAATTTTGGTATTGGTAACTGACTTCCTTTGATGTTATTTAATGGAGTAGCACCAAACATTATTTCAGTTTTTTGTTCTTTGGTTGCAAAGTCATTTTCGGGATCAATCAACAACAACCTACCATATACACGGCCTCCTTGTGCGTTATATAATTGATTGTAGTAATCATTCATCGACTTGTATGTCCAAAGATTTTCTTGCGCTTGATAGTCAGCAGTTGATGTGAGTGTAATGTCTTTTGACACATCTAATTTATTCGACCAATCTTTTGAAACACCTTGAGATAGATATTCTTGAATTGGCTTTAATGTCAACAACTTTGGATTGATGTCATCGGGAATAACAACCAAATTGAACATCTTAAAAAGTGATGACATAAACTCGCTGCACTTCATTACTGGAGCATTTGCAGACCAATCAATATCGTTACCAAATATAGGTTTACTAATTTCCAATGAACCAACTTCAATTGTGTTTATTGTCAATTGAACATTTGAAGGTAATTCAGATACAAACAATACTGGTTTAACTGTTGCACCTTCCAATAAAAAACTTGGAGATGTTCCAGTTTCTACATTTTTAGGAGTGTTGATATCATAAACCCATTCGCCTTCCAATTGACCACCTGGTCCTGATGGCACTAATATTTGCCTTCTAAAATATGCTCCACCAGTATTTATTAAAAGTCGTTGATCAGTTCCATATTCAGCCAAAAAACCAAGGTTCATATTTATCAAATCAAAAGCAGTTTCAATTTGCATCGCACCGCTTATTGTATAATCCCCACTAAATGGAACGGTGTAAGTATTATTTGCACCAACATTTGAATCAGGATCAATGGCAATGTTTAAAGTTGGTAATTCAGCGACAAAATAATTTGGCCCATCGTTTAAAACTAATTGCGTGAAATCAGTTTCAGTTAAAGTTAACGCAGTTCCATTGAGTAAAAAACGTGCAGTATCTGGATTGCCTTGTTGTGCTATAATATCACTCTCACCAATCCACGGAATCCACATTTTATCTATCTCATTTAAAAGCGTTGTGCTTTCGCTTTCATTGAGTTCAAATCCGCTTAACGCAAAGATTTTATCAAAGATGTATCTTGACCTTACAAATGGTGTAAGTTCACCAACCTTTGGAATTGCATCAATTGACGTACTTAAAATATTGCGAGTGCCTTGATCGCTAACATTCATTACCCAATTGTCACCCCTATCCGTTAAGCCAAGATAGATATTTCCAGTTCCGTTGAACGTACTGATTACATCGTATTTAATTTGATAGTTGTAATCATCTTGCAACTCCGACGAAATGTAATTTTTGAAGTCAGCATCTCCAATTGTTTTAAAGAAATTCACCGTGTTTCCAAAAAACACTATCTCCAAATCTGACACCTCACCATTGCTTGTGTATGCCGCTTTAAATTGCACATATCCCTCAATGATTGGTATAGTGTCAACGGTTATTGATGCGTTGATTTTACGCTTTGGATTAAAGCCGCTGAACTGAAAAGTGTTTTCTTGAATGAACCCAAAAATAGACGCATTAGTTGGCGTGAATGGAATTCGAAAAGTACGTGAATAGTTACCACGTGGTGCAAGGTCTTGGATGTCATTGAATGACCAATTCAAAGAGATGTTTTCGTTCTCATATAGGTCAACCAATAAAGGTGTTTCATCACCTTGCGTATATAAGATTAGTGCAGTTTGCATATATTAATTTTATGGGCAGTTACCAAAACCTACTTTAATTGTTATTTGACCAGTTACAGTTCCAATAAAAGCAGGTAATCTTAAAAACATTGTATTCGATGCGCTTATTTGTGTACCCCAAACAGCGTTGGCAATAATCGGAGTTCCAGGCGTTTGCAAACCTTCCAATGAAATAATAGCACCACCACCCGTTGAAGTATTACCCAATGATAGAGAACCTAATCTTTTAATTGGAGGTGTGCAAATAAAGTCATAATTAATTTCTATATAATATGTTTGACCTGCAATTGGTGTGTTACCTAAAGAATCATTAACGCTTATATTTATGTATCTATCACGTGTAGCAGCATTGGCATAAATAATACAAGTGTTATCAACAGTAGGCTGAAGAACTAACGTAGAACTGCCACCATTAGTCAAAAATACATTGTAAAATTCACAAGGCGCAGGGCTGGGTATTGGAAACTCTGAAGGCAATTCATTTATAGTGTCGTAATCATTGGCCAATTGAAGGCGCAACGTTTGATTGTACTTTCTTGAATTGCGCTCACGCTTCATTAAGTAGTTGGTATCTTCTACCACTACCGGTAAGATGTTGTATCCATCCACGTTGTCATCAACCATCCACACAGACTTTGAATAGAACAAATCTTTCATTGCTTTAAATTCGCTTTCCGTTAACCAATCACTTGTTAAGTTAATGAATGTCTTTACGATTGGCTCACGCTCGGTTAATGCACGTGAATAATTTTTAGTATCAAAAGGAGTTTCAACACTTGCCGTATTATAATTTCCAAGATAGCTTTTATAACGTTTCTTTTCTACGTCAATTGACCTTTCATTTTTCTTAATGAAAGAGTAACTATCCCAACCTCCCATTTGGTTCAACCAATACAAGTGAACTGGATTGTGTTTGCAATCTTCGTCAATGTAAAATCCGTATTTGGCAGTCACTATATTATTGGAATTGTCCTCACCCAATACTGTCCAAAACAAGGTAGCATCGGCATCCTCTTGCGTTATGTAACTGCCTTCAACTAAATTTTTAAGACCTACGGGAATGTGCAATACACCACCTGCACTAAATGACATTGGTATAATTATATCAGTTATGAAATCATAATCATAACCATATAACGCAATTCTAAAATTGGCTATTGATGTGTAATCATAATTCTCATTTATGTACGTGCCATTATCCGCAATCCAACTCATTATCTTATAAGCTGAATCTTTTGCACCTTTCACGTTTGACCTTGATACACGTTGCCAATTGATAACCTCTGATTGCAATCCCACAGGAATATCAATTCGAGTAGCAACCGTTTCAGCATTAAATCCAAGTGTGTTGTCGTAATATTGAGATAGTGCAATGGGAGGAGTTGATGCCGTACCCATTACCAAATAATTACTCTTGCCCTTTCCATAAACACACATCAATGTGTATTGAACCGCTACTGATGGATCTTCAGTAAACACACCTGCCACTTCATAACCTTCGTATAAATCAATCGTAAATCTATTTACCAAATTATTGCTTACCAATATTGGTTCAGTAATTTGCAATAATATGTTATCGGTGTCATCAATAGTTACATTGGTTTTTATCAGTTGGTTGAAGATTGTCTTTGCATTAAAGACACCACTACCCACCGCATTAGGTGCGATGTAAAACTTATACGATTCCGTTGTATTTAAATCGGTTATCTCAACTATGTATTTGAATCCAGAATTAGCGAACTCCGTTGATGTCATTGTAAATGAAACATCATTATTTGAGTAGACCATCCCTTTCAATTCAGTATTGCCTTGCGCCGTTAAACCTCTTATTGCCGTGTTATATGCCATATCTTATACCTTTATTGTGCCTGATAAATTTTCTTCTATTGCTATTGTTATTTCGCTTTTCAAAACCTCAATGAATTTGTCATTAAAATCAACCAACGTTTCATTGACTGCATCCCGATAGTAGAACAAAGGTTTGATTCCCCTTCTACCAATTGACATACTGATATTATATGCGATTGCCTCCATTGCGTTTTCACGTGCCTTTGGAGTTTTGAACTTTTTAAATGAGCCGTTCTCATTGCGTGGTGAAATCTTTTTGATTTTCATCCATTGCAAGATTGCATCTGTTGGAGGTCGCTTACCTGGCTTCCTTCCTTCCTCTACATAGTAAGCATATTTCTCCGCCTCACCCTTTGCAAAGAAATCAATCCGCTTGTATTTACTATCATAACGAAATGCTAACGACTTGCGTAAGGTGTCAGATGCCACCGCTCTCCTTTTCTTTCCATTGACTGTCCTATACACCCCAAGGTTGAGCATTGCCTTCTCAACAACCTCTTGCCCGAATTCATTCATCAATTGAGTGAGTGGATTATTCGCCATCTGCAACCTCCTCGGTAACTATTATATAATTGCCATAAGCTTCAGCCTCTGCCATATCAAGTGTTTCAATATAGCCGTTATCTGTAATCATTCTATACTTAGTTAAAATCATATGCGAGGTGTTGTGTATGTTTGCTTATAGCCAAAATAATCAGCAAAGAAACTGCGTGCAGTTGTACCAACTGATTTAGCTATCTGAATTTTGGTTGTAACTAATTGACTAACTCCACTTGGTATATTCGTGGTATGCGTTGCAACTAAAACATTGTCTATAAAAAATTGAACTGATGTTCCTGCTGCGTTAATTTCAATAGTGAACTTTTGCCACGCAGTAGTATTGGCAGCCACACTTGTAGTGGTTAATGTTCTCACGTTGCTTAACGCAGTTACACATTGCCAATTGGGTGAAGCTGAAGTTCCATTCTGAATACCACCCTCATCATACGTAAAAAATATACCACTTGGATCTGATTGGTTAAGAACTGATGTACCAAAACCCAATACTATACGATACCTTTCAATCGATGTGCTTAATGTTGGTATGTATATAGATGTGCCAAAACTTATAACCCCCCCACCTATTGCGGTAAAGGCAGAACCCGTTGTTGTACCATAAACACCTGCGTGACCAGTCAATTGACTACCCGTTGATGGTTGTATAAATCCTTGTTGATTTAACGCACGAACTGAAGGCACAGCACTTGGTGCAATAGCTGCTGCTAAACCACTAACAAAAACAGTATATGCCATTCCATCCACACCATTATTTGCAGTGACTGGAGAAATAAAATCTGTGAAAGCTTCATAACCAAATCTTGCCCTATCGTAATTAAAAACCAATTCAGTTCCAGAACCTACAATTGAATTGCCATTGAATGTTTTGAGTTGTTTATTTTCCCATAACCCATTTGTTGAATTATAAAACAACCCATCGTTATTGGCAACCGATGCTATCTTAACATCGTGTATCTCATCTAATTCATATCCATTCTGAACACGCACGTACATACGACCTGCGCTGCCATTGTTGGCCGTTGTGACGAATCCAAGATATACAAGGTGATTAGGTGCTGAAGGTTTTGTTTTGGTCACCGTTCCCGCCGTTGCTCCAAGATAAACAGCATCTCCATCCGCCCACGTTGATGTTGGAAATAAATTTAACCCATCTAATTGACCATAAACAATTATTAAACCTTTTTGATTGTTGGCAATTGACGAACTCAACACAAGACCAACGGTCTGCGCTGAAGTGGCATCAGTTGAATTCGATGCAAGTTTAACCGTTAAGCGGTCACCCGTTCCACCAAATGCGTAGACTGGTTGTCCTTTGGTTATGGTTGAGCCATTGACATTGGTCACATATGCAAGGAGTGTATTTGGTGCAGTTCCTATTACTTGGAATCCGTTTAGCGTTGTGTTATAAATGCAGAACATTTCCGCACCATCAACAATATCCCCACCAACCAACGCACCATCATTATTTCTAAACAAAGTTTTTGTCCCAAGTGAATTGATATTCAAGGTGCATCCAGTTGTATTGCCAATTTAGAATCTAATTAGATAGGCATCGCCATCGTTATAAGCAGTCACCCCACTTATTGTTGCGGTGTAAGTATCAGTCCCCGATGTTGTCCCCTTTGGGATACCACTACCACCACCTCCTCCAGGGATTGTTTTCCAAGTATTGTCAGCAGCCAAATAATCGGTTGAGGCTGATGGATCATTGGTTGTGTATTGTAGCTTCTTCATTAATCTCCGATATATGGTATCTCACAAGCGTTCCACTCATAATCAACAGTTATATCAATTGACAATTGCACACCAGTTAAGACGTGCGAGAATTCCTCAATGAAAGGTTGTGCTGAAATTGGTTTACCCAATACAACTGATTCATCGAAGATGCTACCGTTCTCCAACATATTAACAAAGTCACCTGCCAATTGAATGCACTCGCTCATTGATTGTCTTTGGTATTCAGTTTTTTCTTCTTTGTCACGTGGCAAATCGGAGAAGTAAACATCAAATGAATAGGTTAATGATCCTGCATCAAATGAAAATGAAGTAGGGGTGACGTGCATCCAAGGCCATTCGCCTTCCTTTTCCAAATCTGCCTGAGATATTTGCCCGTGTGTGAAACGTCTTATCAATGCGTGGCTATTGGCAAACTCTTGAAACTTGCCAATAACAACGTTGTATGTATAAAGTGAAGATGCGCTCATATTAATTAAGTAGCGTTAATGGTTATTTTTAGTCAGCAATTGCTTTTGAAAGTTGAAATAATCTATCCGGTAAGATAGATGTGCGAATATGGTTGAGGCTTGTGTATTTGTGATGGCTTCAAATTTAGTGATATCCCTATCCGCTAATTCTTCGATGACGTGAAACCATCCGTACTTTGATGAGAGTTCGCTTGTTGCAATGCCTCCTCCATCATCGTCATCGCCTCCTTCAGATTCGTCATCACTTGTGAATCCAAAAACTGAAGCGAAGTGTTCACCAATTCTTTTTCGATAGTCGAAAAAAAAACCA